GATGTATTATCGGGGCTTTTCTTTGTATCATGGCGAAAATATGGCGAAATAGTGTCGTTCAAATACTTAGGTTTCTCTCATATAATGTAAGCATAGAGAAAAGCTTACAGAGATGGGAGGAACACACTATGGCATTTTATCCATATTATCCGCAACCATTGAATCCATACCCACAAACACCGGTACAACCGTATCAAGATAGATTGACACAGTTGCAGAACAACTACCAACAGACAATGCCTTATGGGCAGGCACAAATGCAACAACCGGTACAGCAGATGCCACAGATTTCCGGACTTCCGGGACAGATGGTTGACGGAATCGACACTGTAAAAGCAAAGGATGTGGATATGACTGGAAATCCTGTCTATTATCCAAAAACAGATGGTACAGAAATATACAAAAAGCAACTACAGGCAGACGGAAGAAGCAGAATTTTTGTTTACCGACTTCTAAATCCAGACGAACAACAGCAACCGAAATCAGAAGAGAAACAGATTGATATAGAAGCTATGTTTAATCAACTTCGGAACGATGTTTGTTCTGAGATTTCCGAAATAAAGAACATGTTCCCGACACAAATGTCGGTAACACCGGAAGCCAAGCAGCAGAACGGAGGTAAGCAGAGATGAATTTCAATCCAAATGCCATGATGAAAAAACAAGTTGAAAAAATGATTTCTCAGAGGTTCGGAAGCGTTGATAACATGATGAACGACATGAGTAAATTTGCAGGGAATAATCCAACATTGAAAAATGCTTTGGATTTATACAAAAAAGGTGATACAGACCAGTTACATCAAATACAGCAAAATGTATTTAACGAAAAGCACTTATCACCAGATGGAATTATTCAAAAATTCCTTGGATTATAACACTTCCCCATGATTGGGTGATTTAAAATCGCTACAATTTGGGATGACAGCCGCGGATGTCTCCTATTGTAAATAATTTATAAGGAGACTAAAAACATGATGAATGGTTCTAATTACAGTCTTAGCGACATTGCAGCTGCTACAGGCTCTAATAACCGTGCCAATGATATGTGGGGCGGCGATGGTTTTTCACTTATTTGGCTCGTACTGATCTTCGCAATCTTCGGATGGGGAGGTTTTGGCGGCTGGGGCGGTGGCTTCGGCGGTAATGGTGGAAACGGTGCTAATGGTGCCGGTTTCCAAGGATGGGCAACACGTGCCGATATCAACGAGGGCTTCGCTCTTAACGATATTCAGAACGGTATCAGAGGTATTCAGCAGG